CTTCACAATCAACCTCGGATTGGATTTTCCACTTGAACGTTTCCTTCTCACCCTCGGGGGTGTATTCGGATTCAACGTTCTTGACCATGGTTCCTTCCCGGGTTGCGATCTCGCGGATCTTGCCCGGCAACTTGTCGCCGCCCTTGACCCGCTCGAACTTCGTGCGCTGGATCTGATCCGAGTTATCGACCAGGGCGTCGAGAACTTTCCGGCGCGCGCGCAGGGGTTCCTTCCGCAGATCGGAACCCTTCGAAAGCATGACGTCAAAAGCCTTGAAGCGGAAGGCCTTATCGTCAGACGAATCGGCCGACTGCAAATACGCCGTAACATCGGAATGCCCCAGGCGCTGACGGCCACGCATCTTGACCATTTCCCCGGCGATGATATAATCGTCGCCATTCTCGGACTTGGCGTCTTCAACGATGTTCGGAAACTTCGCCGAATGTTCGTTGCCTTCATCGGAGAAGATCTTGACATCATCGCCCTTGCGATGGATTTCCATCCAAACGCCGTCGTATTTGGGCTCGATGAAATACTCGCCCTCAAGATCGGCAAAGCCCTCTATGTCGAAAAATTCGTTGTTCTTCGAACCGGATTTCCGGGGTTTGACCGGACCAGCAGGAACACCGAATTTCAGATCCGCAACCTTGTTGACAAGCTGCACACCGCAATGGTCGCAGAGCTCCATGGATCCGATTTCATACGGAAGACCGCATTCACAATTGGCCGACTTTTTGCCTTCCAGATAGGCCTTATCGGGGGTATGCTTGTGCAAACCCTTGGGATTGGAAGCGTCATGTCGATGCTTTCCTTCCTTTTTTTCGATGCTCCATACTTCAGTATGAACACCGTCAGTACCATCTTCATGACTGTGATCCCCGGCCTTTGTGCCGCGGGATCGGCTATGCCGATGTTGGCCTTTAGGATTCGATTTGTCATGGCTGTGGGTAGCTACGGCATCAGACCCTTTCTGAGGGGCCAACAGATCCTCCTTGGCGCTGGATCCATCTGCAGCGTTTTCGGACTCTTCTGCAGGGGCGTTACCGGGTTCGGGCTCACCCGAAGCGGGTTCGCCAGTCTCGCCAGCTTCTCCGGCACCGCTTTCATCGGCTGCAGATTCGCCGCTCATCGGATCGGTTTCGCTATCTGTAGATTCGTCTGTCTGATCTTGCCCGCCCTCGGGCTCATTTTCCGGCGCTTCAGCACCAGCCGGTTCGGCATCACTTCCTGTGCCTGCCTCTCCTTCTGCAGCTTCACCACCTTCGGTCTCGCCTTCCCCGCCCTGATCGTCGGGAGCATTCCCCCCCGGGGTATTATCCGGTTGGCCTTCGCCTTCGGACTCTTGCCCGGCGGTTCCTTCGGGTTCGCCACCTGCGTTCTCAGGTTCACCGGTAGCCGGTTCACCTTCGCCCTCGCCTGCTTCGGACTCAGCGGTCGAAGATCCCGCTTCACCTTCACCGGCTGGCTGGCTGTCGGCTGCGCCTTCGCCATCGGTGGCTGGTGCGTCGCCTGATTTTCCTTCGGCTGATTCTGCCGTTTTCGGCTCAGTTTCGCCAGTTTTACCAGTATTGTCAGTTTCCGTGCTTTCCGTGTTAGACGTCCCGTCCGTTTGATTTTTTTGGTCCTCCTCCGGCGACGCGGACTCCAATTTCACCACGCTCCCACATTTACATTCAGAAGGCAACTCGCCTCTCACCGCTACCAAAGCTTCACATTTGCCGCATTTTACGACCTTGACATCCTTCTCGCCTGCTGCTTTCAGCGCTTCTTCGACAGCATCATAACCAATTTTCTCTTCGTCAGATAACGCGCTGTTCAGCGATCCGGCTGTTTTCTGAAATGCACCACGATATACGTGGCTCAGCTCAGCAACGCCTTTGATCTGGCTCGGATAATAATAGCACACTTGCTTCTCGCCACCGACGTCGTAATCCTCGCCCAATTTGTGGTCGCACTTTGAAATGACCATCTGCTGACCAAAGAAGTTTACCGAATCCCACTTCGTGTGGCAAATGGAGCAACGGGCTTCGGTATACCAATAACTGATGCTTCCTTCGCTCCTGATCCCGGCGTCGATCTCCCTGGCGATCTTCTCATATTCGGGGATTCCAGCCAGAAAATAGTACCACGCCTTGACCATCTTTTCGCCGTTCCGCTCCTGCACTTCTGCTTTGTACACTCGCGCCCAGGGCACTTTATCCATACGATGGCCTTCCATCATCGGAGCACCGGGCAACAGGTTGGCCAACCTGGCCAACGAGCTCACCTTCTTGCCGTTCAGTTCCCGCTCAGGATGAATCGACATCTTGGTTGTGGGGGATTCGCCAATGCAGAACATGGCCCGAACGTGAATCTCGTCAGTCTTCAACGGACGAAGGGGTCCGTTCTGTTTCAGCCCGTTGATAAGCTTCAGCTCATCATCGGAAATAGTGTCCTCATACTGGCAGGGTTCGTTCCCGGCCTGGAGTAATGCAAAGAATCGGTGCTTCATGCGGAAGCCTCCATGTTGGGGTGAATCGAAAAACAAGGGGAAATTATTCCGGGTTTAATTCTTAAAACACTCAAAGTGGTCATACTGGGAAAATTAAAGACATTTGACAAATCAGTCAACACCTATTATCGTTTCTCATGTAGACCTACAACACCAACAAGGAGTTTCCCCCTATGATCGACCAACTTGCTGAATGTATGACAATCTTGTATGGTTCCACCAAGCTGAAGCGCTTGCCGGACACCATGACAGCCAAATACCTGCGACTTTACCTTCTGGCCCGATCCATGAACACCGACCTGAAATTGCTGCACAAAGACGGGGAAATGTCCACGTACCAGATGGCAAAGTACCTGAAATGCGATGTCAGGACAGTGGACGGCATGATCAATGCGGCCCACGACAAGGGCCTACTCAAACACTCAATCCACAAGAAACGCTGTTATGCCTGGCAATTCCCCGACCTGCTGGCCGAGGCTGAACACCACATGGCATTGAACCAACTCCGGGTGATGCTACCCCAGGCCAAGATCGAGTTCCTTCAGAAACGAATGCAGCTGTCCACCGAGTACGTTCAGGATAAAATCGAAAAATGGCAATTCAGCTGCATTTCCAAAGACCACGAAATCCTCTTCGGGATGATCTTGCACAACAGGTAGTACCGCAACGAAACCGGATACCACATGTAGCGGTTGACAAGTCCTTGTCAGAAGCTATTTTAATAACCACATGACAAACTCCAGATCATAACAAATCACTCCCGGCAGGGGTCGGCAAGCCTGCCCTGGTACGTGCGTCATGTCACGTAAGCCCCTGCCGGGGATTATACAGGAGAACCAGTGGCACAGGACAAAGACCAGTTCGCCCCGATATACACGCCGATACTCGATCATGTCCAGGACGGGCGTATGACCCACGAAATGTTCACCCTATATGTAATCCTCCACCTTATTCAGGACTTCAAAACAGGATGTGTAACCCAAACCAATTACAAAGAGCTGTCCGACCTTTTCAACGCATCGGTGAATACGACCCGGAAAACCATGCGGGCTCTCTGCCCACACTACATCCAGTTCGTACCCAAACAAGGAATTCGCTATTTCAAGGTAATTATCATGAATCGGAGAAGGCCCGGACGGGAGATTATGAACCCTAGAAATTCAAATGGTCAAAGTTTGACCATATGCAAACCGTGCACATTTCCAAATGAGCAAAATTCGAGCCCTAATGAGCAAAATCAGAACCAACTTATGCAAAGTTTGCATGGGTCTAGTATATACTCCAGAGTTACAGAGAACAGAGAAACATCCCACCCACCCACCGAGCAGGTTTTTGGCTTCGCCAATGAGGGAGAAAAAGGCCCAAGCCCAAGCCAAAACACCAAGCCGGGGGCTACGCCCCCTCCGTCAGGAGAAGAAGACACCCCGCGCGCGCCGCTGCCCCCTCACATGGAATACGACAGCAAAGGCAGGGAGAAGCCCCTGCACTTCCCCGACGAATGGAACGACATGACCCCGGGCGATAGGCTCGACTGGTCCATGGATAAGGAATTCGACCAACAAACCGGCATACTCGTACGAAAGGAGAATGAATGCCAAAAAGAATAACCGTCGCCGATCTGGTCGGCATCGTAGGGCGCCTCAACGTAGAAATGGACAATCGGGACGACTTGTCCATGTCCGCCGGGCTTTACTTGAGAACAGACGGGTACCGCCACGACGTCAAATGGATGGGCGATTCCCTTTGGGATAACGAGGACAACAGGCCTGAAGAGGAAACGGTGGAGACCACCGAAATCCACATCCGGGAATCCATTGCCGCCCTGGCCGACTATACCGCCAACTTCAAGAACATGGATTCACAAGGGAAAGGGTGTTTCCACCCCGGCATAATGTGCTCAGCCTGCAAAGATCAGGCGAATTGGCCAAATTGCGCAAAAGCAAAACAAGACCAGGAATCTTACACGGCTATAACTCCGGGCTCCGCCCATCGTCAGCCGCAAGAAAAGGCAGGCTCATAATGGCAAAAACCAAAACCCCGAAAATCCCCCACATGATATCGACCACCGAAATGAATCATCGCCTCCTGGCCGAAATCAGGGTGCTCGGCCGGATCTTCGGATTTGGCGCGATCATGCAGGCCACCAATGCGGCATGGAACCACCAGGCCCTCGAGCTGAGACGCCCGGGTGAAGAGCGCACAATCGGGCCGGCTGCGGCAACGACAGTGCTCTGCGAGTGCCCGGAACCCGGCAAATGCGAATGGTGCTGCGGATCCGGTTGGCTCACTAAACACGTAAAATCGTTGAAGGAGAAAAAGGCATGACAGAAAAAAGTAAGGCTTCCTGCTCGAACTGCTTTCATCACTGCGTTTGCAGTATTGACCGATCCATGTACGGAAACAGCGTTATCACCCTGGGGTCCGATACCACATTGACCCTATATCCAAAACCCGGGGACGTACTGTTCGGAGAGCTGCAGGATCTATGCGCCCGCTACTGCGACCATTACCTGTCCGTGGGCCAGGGGAAAGACACAATCGCGGCCGTGCCAATCGAGGGCCACGGGTCATACTTCCCCTTGGGTAAATTCATCCACGACCAAAAGGCCTGGTCAGAAAAGACCTTTGGGTCCGGCACCCGCACCGAGGGCATTTTGCGGCACATCGAAAAAGAAATGGCAGAGATCCGGCAGGATCCCACGGACATTATGGAATGGACCGACATTCTCCTGCTAACCCTTGATGGAATATGGCGCCGGGGATTCGATGCTTCGGCGATCTGCTCCGCCCTGGTCGCAAAGCAAACCCAAAACTTCCACCGGGAATGGCCCGCAGCTGGGCCACAGGATGAACCAAACGAGCACATTAAAACCCATGAAAAGGTAGGCCCGATATCGCAAGGCCGGATCCATGTAAACCAAGTGTACCGAATTCAAAACAACTTCCACAAATCGGAGTCAAGCCCGACATATCGTATCATGGGTGCATGGACCAAAACCGTAGGCGGTCACTGCTGTTTGGTCCGCACCGACGGCAAGGGACACGCGTACGCCGGTAAAATGGTACACGTAAAAAGCGTGTGGGATATCTCAGCCCGGGAATTCGAACTCATCACCGACGGAAAGCCAGCATGGTTCCGCCTGGTCAAGGAGGACGAATCATGAAAGGGCTTCCAATTGCATTCGTCGCAATCTGCATCGGAGTTTTGATCGGCATGGTTTGCGAGCAGGGCTGCGCCCTCATGTCGCACACTATGGAAATTGACCCCGAATACATCGACTATGCCGTTCGTGCGGAGTTTGCCGACTCCGCCACCGTAGTCAAGAAGCTGAAGAACGGCAATGTAATTATCAAATTCCACTACTCAGAGGATGAATGATGCAGAAAAACGAACTCCTGGCAAAGACGGAGATTCTCGGGATCCCTGTCGAAATACGCCGGTACACCGACGATGCGCTGTTGCACATCACGGTCAAAACGCCTGAGAAGGGAACTAAAGTCCGGGCCCCTTCGGTTCCAACCCTCATAAGACTTGAGCTCCAGGGCGGTTCGCTCGAAGTGGAAACTATTTCCGGTGATACCAAAGGCTTGCTCATGCAATACCCGCCCGCAGTCAGCAGTCACTCGGGACCGTCTTTCATTATGAGATATCCGTCACCAAAACAAGGAGGATGAGTGGATATTCACATCGACGAATCTATTGCAGTCATTATTATTACCGGCTACTTCGTAGCGTCAGCCCTTTCCATGATACCGGCCTTTCTGGCACTCAAAGCAGCCAAGCTCAAAAACTCCAAATCAAACATTCACATTGCCGTCCATGAGGCGCCAGGCAATTCTGAAGTACCGTCGCCAAAAGTATTTATCACCGATCACCAAGGGAGGCAGCACAGTGTCTGATACATGCGCAGCTTGCGGAGCCCCAATTCAATGGGTCGAAACAATGAATCAAGCCCGGATGCCAGTCAACCCGGGCCGATGGACAGTCATGACTAAAACGCCCGAAGCCGGGATCTTTCGCGCGGTGTCCGGCTTCATAAGCCACCACGCCACATGCCCGATGGTTTGGCAATTCAATCACCGGATGGGCGAAGAGTGGAACGATGCAGAAAAGCTTGACCCGTCAAACGGTGCGCTTTGCGTCGTGGCGCTCAGCGACAACACTTTCGACGTTGCAGCACAAAGGGCGGGCTGTTGGCCGTACGAAGGTATCAAGGTTGTCAAGTGGTGTCACTTCGACCAGAAGTGGTTTTGCCGACTGGTCCGGGCCGAGCTTGCCCGGCACGCGGATCGACAGATTCTCGATCGCATGAGAGTCTGGTATGGGCACCACTCGAAACATTTGTCGAGGGACGACAAAGCTCAAGCAGAACTCGAAAGCATTCTCGGCATCGAGAAACCGGAGGAAAATTGATGGGAAAGAGAAAGAGTGTATCTCCACCAAATAATGAGAGAAGTCTTACGACGTCCGCACCACAAATTCGCAGCCGGAAAGCTCATTTTCCAAGACGACCATGAGTGTACGAAATACAACAGAGGTGGAACCTGCAGGATTGCTCGCACTGCCTCGCTCGATATTTCAGCAGACATTATGCTGGGCGCCTGGGTTATGATAGGCCATGGCGCTCAGCTGCTCACCCACAAGCACAAATTCTGCGAAGGGCCGGGCGCATTGCCCCGTCTGCTTCAGCACGAACGAGACGTCAAATCCACGATCCAGGTGTACCCGAAAATCATTCAGGACAATGTTTGGATTTACTCAGCCACTATCATGCCTCAATGTAATTTCATTGCCCGCGACTGCATCATCGGTAAAGGCGCGATCGTTACCAAACCAATCACTGAATCAGGGACAATTTGGGTCGGGAACCCGGCCAGAAAGATCAAAGGATAATGGTAAAATCAGTACACGCCGATCAAAATATTTTGCTCAAAGAACTCATTCAATTGCACTGCCCCAAGGGTATTTCATGCGACCCCACATACGGCTACGGTGGCTTCTACAAAGAGATCGACCCGCCAGCATGTTGTTCGGACCTTGACCCAAAAATAGAAGGCATTCCAAAAGAAGATGCGACAGACCTGCCCCATCCAGCCAGCTCGTTTGACGCGATCATGCTTGACCCTCCGTTCCTTGTCGGCTCCAGTTCCCAAAGCTCAATCATGGGGAACAAATACGGATCGTTCCCGTCCACAGATTCATTCATGCAATTTGCATCACTTGCGGCCAGGGAAGCTTACAGAACCCTCCGCCGCTACGGCAAACTGATCTTCAAATGCCAAGACTACGTTCACGGCAAAAGGAACGTCTTCGCTCACTGCATGATAAAAGAGGTCGTCGAGAACGAAGGCTTCCGGGCCTGCGATCTTTTCGTCCTCGTAGCCAGCAATAGAATGCACCAGGGGAAAGATTGGGACAGGCAGCACCACGCCCGTAAATTCCACTCTTACTTTTGGGTATTTCGCAGGCTCGGCCCCAATGAGAGGCGGTTGCCGTGATCGACGAAAACAGGAAAAAGTTTGACGAGAAAATGGCCTTGGTCGGGGTGGCGCTACACCGCAGATTCACCAAGATAGAGCTCAATGCCCTGGCTGATCAAATCAGCGACTTTCCAATCGACTTTGTTTTGCCGGTCATAGATGAAATGTGCGAACTCGATAAATTTGCAGGCGTTAATATTCTGTCATTTCTCAAAGCCGGTGTTCGCCGGCGAGTGGAAAGATACGAGCAATCAAAACCAGCGGAGGGTTTCGAAGATTCAGGCGGCTGGTTTATGCACGGTCATTACTGTTGCCTTTGTGAAAACTACGGCATGATCCCCGAAGCTAAAATCGTAATGAACACACAGAAAACCGACAATTCAACCTGCATGCACGAGCTCATGCGCTCATGCCGATGCAATAAAAAGAAAGTGTTCCGCGATAAATCCCAGGCCAGACACAGGCTCATTGAATCCTATGAGGATATTTTTGGCTTGCAGTTCCAGTTCCCATATAATGTTGGCGTCCTCCGCAGCGGAGGCGAAGAGCCAGTTACCTACTACGATGTTTACCGTGTTTACATTGCATCGTTCCTGCACCACTGGCGGAAAAGCAAATGCGTCCTAACCGAAATAGACAAATCTATTTCCATCCTCAACAACTCCGCGATGCTTTCACCACGTGCAGGCTCCGTCAGGCAGGCCGTACAGAAAGCAATGGTCAAAGGCTTTAAGTGAATCGGGAATTTTTTATCAGCAACCTTTGGAGAAGGGCGGCAGGCATGCCAGAAATTAATACCATGAACGCTCCGCTCATGTACTTATATATGACGCAGTGGAGTAAACCTTTTGAGAAACTGATGCGGGCTCGTCTCGCCATGGGCGCCATGCGCTACGGCCCGATCGGGGAAGGAGACAAATCAAAATACGACAGACCAGGTACAATCCTGCGAAAGGCCGAAAGGTATAAAGAAACCGGCAACGATGAATTGCTGGTCGATATCGCAAACATGGCCCTTCTCGAATTCGTAGAAGGCCAGCACCCGAAAAAACATTTCAAAGCGGCCGATGATAAAGGCCACCAAATCGAAGAAAGGAACGAACAGTCATGATTGTGTACGACTGCGAAATCAAAAAGGCAATTTCCAAAAAAGGCGAACCGCTGGTACCCGGCATTCAATACTGTGAAGGATGGCGCGACTTCAAACGTATGGGCGTGTCCTGCATCTGCGCCTATGACTTTATTACGGACCGGTACCGCGTGTTCGTCAAAGACAATATGGTGGAATTTCAGAAGCTGATCGACAACACCGATTTCGTCGTGGGATTCAATAACCACAACTTCGATGACAAGCTTTGCCAGGCAAACGAAATCACGATCCCGCACGAAAAATCCTACGACATTCTTGTCGAAGTGTGGGCAGCCTGCGGCTTGAGCCCCACTTTCAATTTCCGCACCCACGGCGGCTACGGGCTCGAAGCATTGTCAAAAGCAAACTTCAATACCGAGAAATCGGGCAACGGCGCCCTGGCTCCGATCTGGTGGCAGCAGAAAAAGCCCGGCGCTGTGATTGATTATTGCCTCATGGACGTAAAGTTGACAACCGATATCATGGTCCAAATTTACAAAACCGGTAAGCTCACTTGCCCAAAGACCGGCAACGAGCTTTCAATTCGCAAACCTACGGAAAAAGGAGTGTAATCGTGTCCCTGATGATTTGCCCGGAGTTTAATTGCCCAAGAAGGCGTGCCGATCCGCGCGCCTCCGATGCCGCAGAGCCTTGCCCTAAATCTGCTCCCCACGAAGAGAATAAGCACTGCCGGCATGGATGTGAATTATTTGGGGAAAAGCGGCCGCGTAAGGGCTGTTCGCCTTTTCGCACGAAATTAACGAAAGTGTAGCAATTTGCCACATTATTTGACAGCGCGTGCAGTCCGGGTTATATTCCAGAAAAAAGGGAGATTTGTAAAAATGAACATTCTCGAACGTATTGAGCAATTGATCGACGAGTTGGATTCAAAACCAACCTCCCTTGATTTTGGCTTCATCCGCACTGTTCTTGTGGACGCCCGTGAAGCTGTCGTTGATGGACTCCAGCGGTCTAAAGACGCACAGAATTTCGACGCATTGAAACAAGAATCGGCGCGGCTGACTGATAAAGCAACGGACCTCGTAGGCCGTCTTGATTCCGCCACGGCACAGATTGAATCGCTGAAAAACAACGAGTCTTGCCTGGGCGACCTTTTTGCTCACATGAAAAAGGTAGCCTTGGGACGTGCACAAATTCTGCACAAAGACCCCGAAGTTTTGTCAGCGACAAAGCGAACCATTGAAGAGTGCAATTCCGTCCAGCGATTCCTTGAGATCAATTCAAGGATCGAGCAGGACTTCGAAAAGCATTTCCGAAATGGGGACCATGCAGTGGGTCTCGGCAAAGGCAGCAAGCGAGTAATCCAACATAATCACTACAAGGTAGGAGGATAGCTCAATGGCAGTAGCCCGAGTTGTCAATAACCTCCAAGTTGGTAAAGTCGAAGGCACATTCGTCAACGACACTACCAGCAACGAGGACTTCACGCAGACCGACCTTGACAATCGTTTGTATGCTTGCGAAACGGCCGGGAACAACACCGTCCAGCAGTCCAACGCATCCGACAAACCGTTGTTTGGAGCCGTTCAGGCTGTGTCCCTTGAACTCTCTTCGAGCATTCCAGTCGAAGTTGTGGTTCAAATTTCGGGGATCGCCGAATTCAAAGGTGCGGCCACCATGCCAACCGCAGGCGACAAGGTCTTCTGTAACACTGGCCTGGTCAAACAGGACGCCACCGCCGACACGCTGTTGGCAAACCTTAAATCAAGGGGCATTGTGACCAATGTCCACGATACCAACTACATCGAGATCCTCCTGTAGGAATCTTGGCAACCCATTAGGGAGAACCACGCAATGTTTATGAATGTGGACCTTACCGCTGCCAAGACGAATGTCGAATTCCTGGCAGGGTACAAATCAGACCCGTACAAAATGTACAGCGATCTTGAGGCCGAAGGGGGAACCCTCACCGAGAAGCTGGAATCAACCGACGCTTCAGACATCAATCCCGCGACGGGCTTGCCCGAGCACGGCGTGGATGCGCTGAGTCGGGCGCTCATGGCAGCCGACATTAAGTTGGCCGGCCCGGGCGCAATCATGATTTCTCAGCTCGTTGACCGCGGCCTGGTGCTCATGCCCGAACTCGTCTTGCGCGAAATTCAGGCCGGTATGAAAATGACCAAACGTTCAGACTATACCAAGCTGGTAGCCAGCACGGTTGAGTCGGTCGGTCCTTCGTACCACCCCGCATACATTCCCAACCTTAACCAAACTGCACCGGCAAGCACGATCGGCCTTCAAGGCAAGTCCCTCGCCAAGCGCGCAGCTGCGGCTAAAGGCGGAATGTTCCCCAAAACGTCCATTCGTTACCGCGAAAAAGACATCGTAATCAAAGATTACGGCCGGGAATTTGACGTATCCTACAAGATGCTCAAAGCTATGCCCTGGACCGAATTTGCGATCTTCCTGCACCTCGTTGGCGTTCAGTTGGCCGGCGAAAAACTGTTCGACATCTATGATCTTGCGATCACAGGTGACGGCACAGTGGGTGCGGCCACCGATACCTTTTCCGGTACCAGTGGCAGCCTTGTGTACACAGACCTCGTGGACAACTACGTGTCCTACGACCAGGCGTTTGAAATGAACGCTATGCTGTGTCCTCAAAGCTCACTCGAAACGATCCTTACCATGGCTCAGTTCCAAGACCCGCAGGCTGGCTTTAGCTTCCAGCGCACCGGCGAATTGGTGACTCCCATTGGTTCCGAGTTGTTTCAGGTTCCCTCCGTTCCGAGCACCACGCCCACCGCAACGGTGATCGCTACGTTGGACAAACGCTTTGCTGTACGCGAAACCAACAGCCAAAAGCTAATGGTGGAAGCGAAGAAGATCATTGAACTCAAGTTCGAAGAAGCTGTCGTTTCTGAAGAAACTGTGTTCTCGATCATCGCAGATGGCGCCCTGAAACGCATCGTGTGGACATGATTCTTTTTCTTGATTTCTTTGTTTGCTGTCCGGGGCGGGCGCCGGTAAATTCCGGTCCCGCCTTTAACTCAAAACCAATACGAGGATTCACACTATGGGCGACCAAGTATCAATTCCCAGGTCTTACTCGGGGAAAATTGGCGTTGCCGACGTGAACAATTCCATCAAGCGCTCTCATGCTATTAAGTTGATTCAGGCAACCAATAGCACCACGGGGAACTTTCTTGGAAACAGTACCACGGCTCCGGCGCTCTTTGCCCGAAATGTGACTGTCGAAAAAGCCATCTACTCGTTTTACCTGTCATCGACCGCTACCACAGGTACTACGCTCCTGTCCTTCACCATTATGGACGGCGCAAGCACGATTTATGCTTCGCCGAAAGTAAACTCGACCACTCAGTTGGCATCCACCGGCTGGTACGAGGGTGAAAGTGCAGACGGCACAAAGCTCGACGGCGCGTTGTCGAAAAACTGCTCTTACAAGCAGTTCGAAAAATCTATGTCAACATTGCCACCAACTCACCCGCAGCACAGGTCAAGAAATTGAACATCTGGCTTCGGGTCCGGGAGGCTGTTGACAGCTGATGAAGTTCACTCAGGAGAATGTCAAATATTGCTTACTCTCGTTTGATGCCTGGCAGCAGGGCTACTACGAGCAGTTCTTCGAAAAAGAACCAGCAATTACAGGCCTTTTCCAGTGGGCGAAAGCACTCGGGGGTACGATGGATTTTCCTCGTACTCCCGACAATTTTTCCAAATACAATCTCATTCATGTAAACCTCACCCCCCGCAATCTCACTCAGCTGTATCGCATCGCTCCCATGATCGACCGCAACCACACAAAGCTGATCGTGAACGTGGACTACACCATCGACCTGTGGGTGAATAATTACATTCCCGAACAATTCTTGGCGGCCCTCGACATGGCCGACTACGTTTTTGGGGTCGAAGAGATGCAGGCAGACTTGTTGGCTCACGCTCTCAAACGTCCCGTGGCCTGCATCCCGCATCCAGCAGACATTGACGGCATTGGCAAGTTGGCCACAACCGAGCGCAAACCAATTTATGGCGCTTTCATTCACAGATATGACAAGAACTTCATGCTCCCGTGGTTTGCTCTTCAAAACCTTGACCGCAACAAGTGGATGACTATGGCCATGACCGGCGGCTGCGTACCGGGTGGCGACGTCGCCTGCTTCTACGATATGTACCAGGGGCATCTCGGATTCCCTGACATGTGCAAGGCAATGGCAGAAATGTACTGCCTCATCGACACATACACAATCCGGAGCTATGGCAGATTCTCAATCGACGCTGCTGCTCTCGGCGTTCCGTGTATCGGTCCGAACTGCGTAAACTCAATCGTCCGCTGCTTTCCCGATCTCACTACAGAAATCAACGACATGCCTGCGCAGTCCAAACTCGTTGACCGCCTGGCCGAAGACGAGGACTTTTATCGGCACGTTTCCGAGTACGCACAACGTCAAGTCGAATACTACGGCTACCAAAACTGTCGGACACTCATGTTCGATTTTCTCAATTCCCCACAGTAGGAGGCACCCCAATGGCAGGTGTTCAATCTGACAACACGGTCGCACGCCCGACCGAATCAAAAACTGTATCTAAACTCGACACAACGGCGATTCTTCGAAACCTTGCGGACCGCATTGATTCCGATGGGCTGGAAGTTGACGGTGTTTACGAATTGCTTTCTCAGGTCCAGAACAACACCAACGGTGTAAATCCAAATCAGCAATCCGTCACAGTCGACAGTACCGGTGCAATTACAAAAACAATGCTCATTAACTGCCCAGCAGGTTCAAGGATTGCAATTCGTTCCGTCGTTGCGTCGGCGGCCGGAGCAACTAATTTCAAATTCACAGACGAGGACGACGTGGATGTTCTCGCCTCACTGCACTTGAACGCCAATGCAGCCGTGGTCGCTCCACCCCAAGGGATTGTCCTCCCTGAAGGCAAACCGCTTTTTTACACCGTATCCGCAGCAGTCGCCTTCGGTTTACAGGTGAATTTCCAGCTCATTGAAGTTTTGTAAGGGGCTCCCATGCAAGAAGATGTCCAACAGGAATTCACGGCCGTTCATACGCGGATCACTGATCTTGCTATCAGCCACGCGAAAACCGACCAAAAGGTCGATACCGTAAAGGAAGATACGGCAGCCATCAAAGAATCCATATCAAAAGTCCATACTCGATTTAATGGTCTCGCATGGAAACTCGCTCTCATTTTTGGCGTTGCTGCAGGAATTAATTTTGCCTTCCAATTCGGTCCGAAGATTTTCACCAAACAAATGCCGGACACTCCGTACAGCTCCCCGGTTCGTGCAACCGCCGAACCGACACGGCCAAGCAGGTAATTTTATGAACTTCAAATCAATTTCACTCGTCAACGGAATTGCCATTAAGGATAAAACGAGCACGAAATCGCTCGCGTCCGATTCTTTTGACCTTACGCCATCAGACGAGAACGAGACTGCAATCAAGGGGCAGATTGAATCGCAGTTCGGTAAAACAACAAACGATATCGCAGTCCACATTACCAAGGGGGCGGCAAGCAAAGAAGACAACGGCCTTTTCCCAGCAGGCATATTATTCGTGCGAACTGGTTTGAGCAATGGAGCTTGGCCCGACACGGAGGTAGACGAATAATGTTTATAGTAACGGGAACGTATACCGGCGATACAAGCGGCAGTGACCGCGAGATATTAGTGGATTACCCTTTTGCATATCTGTTTATCAAGGGTGACAGTTCCGGTGCAGAGGCGCGATTTAAAACCCCCCAAATGAATAATCGCCAAGACTCCGCAGAGTTTGCAGATCCAATAGCTTTTTCGACTTCATACATTGACCGCTTTGGATATGATCGAAGTACGGGACAACATTACTTTCGCGTTGACAGTAGTATGAATGTCAATCTTGAGGAATACCACTGGTTTGGGGTTGTGGATACCGGTGATGACGATTTCCGCACAGGTGAATATGATGGAAACGGCGGTGACGGGGTTGCAAAAGTGTCTGATCTTCCTTTCACGCCGGAAATAGTCATAGTCAAGGCTGATGGTGCATACGTGGCCGTTTGGCGTGGGTCGTGTCACACAGGGGATGATAGCTCATATTTCGACAACGACAACAATGCATCCAACCGCATAGAATCACTTGATGCGAATGGATTTACTGTTGGAAGTGATGCCGAAGTAAATGCTAATGGCGTGAATTATGTGTGGATAGCCTTTAAGGCAAGTGCAACCGCTATCACGTGCGGAACCTGTTCAGGGAACGATACGGATAATAGGGATATTACGACCGGCTTTGCGTCAAAGTGGGTTAATGTTTCTTCTGATTCTACCCAGCAAGGAGTTTTTCGTTTGGATACGATGGACTCCGGTGATTCTGCCGAATATGATAATGGCAGCGCGTTCACAACTGGATTAATAAAAAGTTTTGGCGCAACAACGTTTCGGGTCGGAACGGATGCACGCGTAAACGCAAGCGGTACAAACTATTATTGGTTTGCCATTGGGGCGGCGGACAATTCCGCCGACACGGAACATTGCTTTTCCGACGATTTTGAAAGTGGGGATTTTTCCGCCTGGACGAGCCAAACGGTAGGTTCGGGAAATACGCTTGCGGTAAACGGTGGTTCTGCTCAATCTGGAAGTTACGGCCTTGATACTACCCTAAACAACAACGCCAATGATACTTATACCGATAAAACGATTTCTGGTTTCCCCTCAAATAATTTACGCATAGGGTTTTGGCTTAAGGTTGCTTCCAGATCGTCAGAAACAAGTACAAACAAAATCATGAGACTTCTGCGATCGGCCGGAAACTCCATTGGTTCTGTTCAGCTTGAGCATACTAAAGAATCATTTTTTCTTGTTGGTAAATACGACAATGATGGAAGCACTTCGCAATCCACTAACCATGTTTATATTGAAGCTAACGCGTGGAATTGGATTGAATTTAGGGTACGCGAAGCAACACCCAATGTAGCCAGCGATGCCATAATGCAATTATATGTCAATGGGTGGATGATGGGGTATTTAGACGGATTCGACCTTTTTGATTTTCGACCAGCAGCCAACATTAGATTGGGGGCGGATCTTGCAGGTAGTTGGGATGTAGAATTTTATTTGGATGGTCTTGAAGTTAGTTACGACCCGGATACTTTGCTTGGTACGGCTGAAGCAGAACCTTTTCTTACGCGTAGATTTGAAACCGATAACGGTTGGAGTGCAGGAGTTAATGAAAGTGGTATAGGCACAAAAACGATAAACGCATCCGCTGCATTGAACGGTTCAAGTTTTGGCTACCAGTGCGGACAAACTCCGGATTTGTCGAACAACCCGCGTATTGGAATTGATTTTCCAGAAGAGATCAGTGCTGGGCGTGATGGATATGCATATCGGTTTTGGTATGACCCAAATAATGTTTCTCTAAACTCCGCACTTGAAATCTGGACCGTTGCTTCCTCGGAACATTACGGGATTTCACGCATTCAAATGCAAGCCAGTGGCGGCGATTACGAAATCAGACTTCGTACAAGAGGAGACGATGGCGAGGAACTGAATTCTTCATACTATTCATTTTCAGACGCTGAGCACAAAATCACGGTGATCACGACCTATGCAAGCGATGGCACTGTCGAGGACGGTACTTCAGCACTCTATATTGACGGTGTTTTGAAAGAAACTATTACCGGAATTAATAATTTTGACGACAACAACAGGCCAGACGGTTTCGTGGGTGGAATTGCCGCTGGCGGTGATGTTGCAGACAGTGGCATGGTTTACATTGACGAAATTGTAATACGCATGGACGATACCGATCCGGACGCAGCAGTAATTGACCCAATGAGAGAATACCCACGCGGCGTAGGTCGCGGAATTCTAAGAGGAGTAAACTAAAATGGCAGAAATGACGAGGCATTACAACAAGGCAACATCGGTATACTTTCCTCTTGTTGACTTCGGGGCAACTGATTTTGTTGCAGGCGTGACCATCGCGGCTGGAGACGCTCAAATTTCCCTAGACGGTGCTGCGTTTGGAAATACAAACTCAGTTTTCGTCGATGAAGGAAATGGTATTTATTCACTCGCTCTCACGGCGGCGGAAACGTCGGCAGCCAATATTGTCATCACGATTATCGACCAAACAGCCACCAAAGAATGGGAAGACCAGGCAATTGAGATTGTAACATTCGGCCATTCGAGTGCTGAACTGCTCAGCGCGAACGATGCTGAAATTTTAATCAAACAGCTATCTGTCATTAATACCGGGGGGTCAGCTATTATCGCAACCGCGGCAGGAAGTAACGGTAGCGGTGCGGCCTTTACAGGTAACGGGTCGGGAGCTGGGATTTTCGCCAGCGGTGCGATTGAAGGAGGGTCGGGGCACGGCATCGAAGCATTAGGTGCAGGAGCAGGGAACGGAATAGACTGTTCTTCGGAGACCTCCGGAGACGGAATTCAATCAGTAGGAGAAGGTGCAGGTCATGGAATTTCCGCCACCAGTAATGGAACTGGCGCGGGCATGCGGTTAATTGGTGGAGCAACAAGCGGAGCAGGACTCTTTACAAGCGGGTCAAGTGGCGGAGTTGGATCAGGTATTTGGGCTCTCGGCGGTAACGGAGGCTCATACGGTGCACTTTTCCAAGGCACTGACGACACCGGAACAGAGGCCCTTGGGTTTGGTATGAACATAGTAAGTTCAGGTAGTGGAGCAGAAGCTCTTGCCGTCCAAGGAAACGGTGGCGAAGGTGCTGTCTTTACGGGCGGCGCTTCGCAGCCCGGTCTTGTTCTAACCGGCGCACCGGGACTCAAAGCCCTTGGCATTACAAACGGGAACGGCGCTGAGCTCACAGGCGCAGGATCAGGCGAAGGTCTGGTCGCAACAGGTGGTGCGACAGGACATGGCATCTACGCCCTTGGCGGAGCCACATCAGGCGACGGGTTTCGGGCAGAAGGCCAGACTCTCGGTTACGGCGTTTACTTTTCTGGTGCAGGCGCAAGTCGTGAAGGAATGTTTGTCATCTCCACCGGCGAAGCCGATGCAGCTGAGTTTAGGTCTGGCGGCACAGGGAACGCTTCTATACGTCTCGCTCAAACTACCTCCGGGGACGGTCTGGTAGCAGCAGGCACTGGGTCAGGTCACGGCATTAACGCTGTAGGCGGCGCAACTGGCAACGGTATCACTATCGCAGGAGGCGGAACGTCCGGTAATGGCATAAGTATTTCCTGTACCAGCGGCCACGGGATTGTTTCTGTCGGTGGCACGAATGGTCATGGATTCAGCAGTCAAGGCGCAGGAACAGGTGACGGCATCAGCGCCATGGGTGGCAGCGGAACGGGTCACGGTATCGACGCCCAGGGCGGGGCAACAAGCGGCGCAGGAATGAAGATATCTTCGATTGCCGGCAGTTCCCCCGCAATTGATATTGATTCGGACGGTATCGGCATTGACCTTACATCGCCGAGCGCAGACGGCCTACAGATTACCGCAGCTTCTTCAAAAGGCATTCACATTGAATCCGATGACGTCGGTCTGCATATCGCTTCCACCAGCGGCGTTGGTATCGAGGTTTCATCCGGTAACACGTCGGCAGAGCCAGCAGTTAAATTGACCGGAGACGGCGGGGCCGCAGGTCTTCAGGTAGTTGGTGGTTCGTCAGGACCAGGCATTCAAGCCACGGGTAACGGATCAGCGTCAGGAATCAGCACAACAGGAGGAGCAACCGGCCATGGCCTACTTGCCACGGGCGGGGCAACCTCTGGACAGGGCATTCGCGCCACTGGTGGGGCAACGGGAGGCAATGGCGCTTCTTTTATCGCCACAGGTTCTGGAAAGTCCGGTATCTTCGCTTCCGGCACAACTACCGCAGCAGGACTTTGGCTCGAAGGTGGAGCAACTGGAAACGGTCTCCACACGTTAGGCGGAGCAACTTCCGGCGACGGCATTCACGCTGAAGCGCAAACAAGTGGAGATGGAATCGACGCCGTTGGAGCAGGAGCAGGGAATGGCATGCTCTCCACGGGCGGAGCAACCGGTCACGGCGCAAGACTTGTCGGTGGTGCTACTTCCGGTAGTGGCCTCAGTGCATACGGCCCAGGCACAAACGCAGTTGGTATCGGCGCCTACGGATCAGGCACAAAGCCTGGTATCGAATCCGAAGGCGGCGTCACTGGTGAAGGGATGACCCTTACCGCAGGAATGTCAGGCGGCGTAGGACTGGAGATCACAAGCAGTGTAGATTCGGGCATTAAGTCCACCGCAGCCGGAAACGGTCAAGGGCTGGAACTTATTGGCTTCGGCACAGGCTCGGGACTTAAAGCGACGGGCGGGGCAACCGGCCACGGTGCGCAGCTCCTCGGCGGAGCAACTTCCGGGGACGGATTTCATTCCGAAGCTCAAACCGAAGGTGATGGTGTTGAGTATGTTGGTGCGGGGTCCGGTGTGGACTTCAACGCCGATATCGGATCAGCGTCAGCCATTACGATCTCAGATGAAATTCTAAAACGAGGCGTCTCAAACGTCGAAGACGCGGCAGACTCTCATTCACTTGCAACCATAATCCTTGCCACTCTGGAATCTTCGATCTCCGGGAACACTTGGACGATCCGTAAAACCGGAGGCGGGACATTCACCACCAAAACAATCGGCACCGATACTTCGGCCCAGCCGGTCGTGAGCGTAACATAATGGCAGGCGTAGGCTTTTTTGATATTTTAAAATGGGTGTTGGGTTGGCAAAGCGCCAACCCTTCCCACCCTCCGTTCGACCCTAACTTCCTCGATGCAGGAGAACTCATGGATACGTCAGTAAACCGCACTCTCAATTATCTAAAGTCACAGTCCGTCCAGGCTGTCGCAGTCGTTGACGCCGGCGGCGGTGGTGACTACACGGACATTTCCGATGCAATCACAGCCAACGAATCTTTTATTTGGGTGAAGGCGGGCTCTTACTCAGAAACCACAGCTTTGCAACTGGATGGGCAATGTATTGTGGGTGAGTCTCCCGAAACGGTAACTCTTACCACAACGCAGCAAATTAAGCTCAAAGCTCAAACCGCCATTTCAAATAACGGCACTGCCACCGTTACAAACGGATCAACCGCCCTCGCCGGCGCGGGAGCAGACTTTGATACCGCAAACCCGGCAACGAATCTATGGGTCTTCATAGGTGGGAACATGATCAAGGTGTCCTCCGTCACCGACGCCAACACGGCAGTTCTGGAAGAAGCATGGAAAGGGGCAACCCTTTCGGGTGCAACCTACACACTGTTTTCAGCAGACAACGACGGCTGCGGAGTCATGGGCATGACTATCGTTCACAACCCAAGCAGTTCGAAAAATCTAATCGAGGTTTCAGGCGCAAATAACATCCTGGCCAATCTTATTATCCACGGAGATCCGACCAATACCGCAAACGCCGTGGCCATCTCTCCAGCGGCCACTACTTTCGGGCTGCGTACTTTGCTCCACAAAGTTCTTATCCGAAGCGCAGCAAACGGCATCAATTGCACCGCAGCTCAGTCAGCGGCAACTATTATCGATTCTTGTGAGCTGTCTTCTATCGCCACAAATGCAATCGAAGTTTCAGGCACTCAGGATCTTTGCATAAACAACCACATTTCAGGCGCGGGCCAATATGGCATCGTCTCGAACCATGCCGACGCAAGACCGTCGATTAAAGGCAATCAAGTCAATGACACCGTAAATGTCGGGATCATTTCAATCGCACACCACTCGATTATTCAAGGCAATCACATCAATAACGGCGGGTCGAGCGGCGTCTTCGTTCAGTCGGGTGATTACATGATGGTTGCAAACAACCAAATCAAAAATACCGCAGGAGACGGCGTGTCCGTTAATTCAGATTCCGCTTACGCCCAGGTGGTCGATAATGATATTCGCGATTGCGCAGTAGGAATTGACTTCGACAGCGATCACGGAATAATCAAGGGCAACGCCATCCACAATCCTACTGGCGACGGTATCGCCACAGATTCAGCAGCCGCCACAAATTGTCAGATCGAAGGCAATAACATTCATTCAGCCGGTTCCATTGCAATTAATGTTGGACAAGCAAATTCATCCGTGGTCAATAATACCATTGATGCGTCCATCGGCGACTCTATCGACCTCGGCGCATCGGCCACCAATTCAATCATTTCAGGAAACGACATTGACACCCCTGGCGCAATTGGTATCGACGCAAACGCACCCTGCATTATCTCTTCAAACATGATCAATAACGCCGCGGGTGCAGGGATCGACTCTGCCGGCGTAGACTCAAGCATCACCGGAAATAAAATCGACGGCACAGGGGCCGAAGGGATTCTCGCTGCAGGTGCGAATACAAACGTCTCAAACAACAACATTGATTCAGCCGGCACGATTGGAATCAGTGCCAGTGCGAACTTCGCGACTATTACCGGCAATCAAATCAAAAACCCCGCAGCAGATTCGATTAATTCAACCGGCACTAATTGCAGCATTTCCGCCAATGTCCTGGACAACCCGGGTGCGATTGGAATTGATGCAGACGGAGTGGAAAACACCATTTCCGCAAACACGATCAATGGCGCGGGGGCTCAGTCAATCGCTACCTCCGCACAGCGTTGCTCGATCACAGGGAACACCATCGACACTTCAACCGGCACGGGCATTGAGGCCACCGGTTTTTACACTTCGATTGTGGGAAACAATCTCAACACTATGACGGCTTCCGCCATTGTCGCTTCGGGAGACTTTGCCACAATTTCTGATAATGGCATCCTGAATACGGGCGCAGCTGCCATCAACGCAACGGGTGCGTCTCAGTCCATCATTTCGGGGAACAACGTTTCCACCGTAACTGTTGGTCAGGGGATCTTGACGGATGGTTCGGGCTCGACTGTAACCGGCAACTCAATCCACTCCCCGGCCGGTGATGCAATCAGCTTGACCGCAGCAGCCGAGGATTCAACAGTTGCCAACANNAATATCAATGGCGGTTCTGCAAAAGGAATCGTAGTCCTGGCAGATTACGTCGCCATTGAAGGCAATGTCATCGAAACTGCCGCAGATGTCGGTATTGATGCGACGGGCGCAGCTCGGGCTATCATAGCCTCGAACGTTGTCAAGAGCGTAACCAATCAGGGCATTCTCGCCGATGGCGCCGGGACGTCGATCACCGGGAACACCGTCTTTGCCGCGACAGGTGACGGTATTAAGTCTGCCGGCGTAGAGTGCTCCATCTCCGGGAACACCGTCAACGGAGCAGGCGGAGACGGGATCGCCACTACCGGCTCCGGAACAGCCATCACAGGTAATGCTTGCAAAACTTCATCGACCAACGGCATTGACATAGAGGCCGATCAGATTACCGTATCCGGTAATACGGTGGACGGAGCAACCAATGGCATCGACTGTGGTCAGAATCACTGCTCGATCACCGGCAATACCGTTGCCAACGCTTCAGGCAGCTCCATTGTCCTCACTGGAAATCACGGGGTCATAGACAGCAACACAATCGAAGGCGGCGCTACCGCGATCAACTTGGGTAACACGGCCAACTTCTCTGTCATTTCCTCAAATGAAATCAACGACCCGACAGGCGTAGCAATCTCCAATCTCGCAAACGACATTTCGATAACGGGCAACCAAATCGATTGTGGCGGAGCAGGGACAGTCGGGGTCTTGTTTTCATCGGCCGGCCGGGGAAACTGTACAGGCAATTCGATTCGCAACACAAGTTCCTATGGCATTCACATATCAGCTTCCCAACAGATTTCCGTCAGTGGCAACCAAATTGATTCCACCGGCAATCATGCAATCTACCTTGTCAGCGCATCAGGATCTTGCGCGGTTACGGGCAATGTTTGCTTTTCCGCCACAGGCGACGGCATCCATTCTGACGATGCAGATTCATCGGCCATCGTCGGCAATGTTTGCAATTCAAATTCCGACGACGGAATCGAGCTGACCGCGAACACGCAGGACAACGCAGTTGTCGGGAACACCTGCAAAGCAAATAGCGGCACAAACCTTGTGGACAATTCCGCAGGTTCAACCACAGCCAACAACGAAACATAGAGAGGAATCCATGCCAAACTGGACTGACCAGGCCACAGTCAAGATTCACATTCAGGTTCCGCCCGTTAATACGCCAAGGGTATTCAACGAGCGGGTAGAACTCATTAATACAGACTATTCGGAGTTGAAGCACCGGAACCTGGACGCAGACAGCGTAGTCGTAAAGCAAGTACAATTAAATGCGCCGTACACAGAGGCGAAGACGGTGACTCTCAGCGGCTCCACCGACTTCCAGTTGACCTTTACGCACCTATCCTGGGACTCAGTTGTCGTGGCTTCCGATTCCGCTCTCAGCACGCTGTACACAGAATTTATCGACTATGTGGTCGATTACACGGCAGGCACGATCCGCAGGACCGAAACGCTTACTTCGTCGATCCCCGATGGCGGAACTGTGCACATGTGGTACTTGTATTTTAATGTCTTCACCGAAGGCTCAGACTATGACGAAGATTTGGGCAACGGCAGAATTCGGCGTACCGCTCTCACATCTACAATCGAAAATGAATCAGCTGTGCGCGTGGATTATTCTCACTCAGACGCCACACCAACAGACCAACTAATTGACCAGGCAATCCTTGAGGCCGAGGGATGGATGGAAGAGCGGCTCGCTTCCGAGTTCACGACATCTTCCACCGACCAGGGCTTGCAGTCGGCAGCTACATTCCTTACCCTCGCCATCGTGGCAAACGATATGTCATTCCGCGAATCCATTGACACCCGGGACGAGCGGGAAGATGTGGCAAAGCGATGGATGGAGCTCGCCCAACAATACTGGGCTCAAGGTCTTTCCTTTTTCGGTAAATTCTCTCGCGGTCTCGATAGGCTCGATGGCGGCTTGATTCAAAAACGAAACCACGGTCCAAGCGCAAAGCGCAGCATCACAAACCCAACAATCACTGTCAGGCAGAGGAAACGATAATGGGTTCATCGCTCTATACGCGCTGCAAAATTTGTCGAGCCCCTTCCTTTGTGCGGGATCATATCGACTCACTCCTGCACAAAAAGACGAGTTCTACCAAAATTATCAAATACGCAGCCAAGTACGATCTCAAAGTGTCGAAGCAAACGGTATCGAAACACAATCTCCGTCACCGTAAACCACTCATGGACATGAGAGCAAAAGGCGGTGGCATCAAGAAAAAATACGATCCAGCAGCCAACCGGGCGATCAGGGAAGCAAGGGCCAATGTGGCAAACGGCATGGACCCGGCCCAGGCAGACGCAAAGGCAATGCGGGAAATTAAAGCCAACGCAAAGCACAACGTCACTCACTCACAATTTCTCAATTCAGTGATCGACGATGTTGCACAGAGACTCCAGAATAAACAGCTCGTACCGTCGCTGACCGAAGCATTGAAAGCAGCCGAAATTTTGCAGAAAATGGAAAAAACACAATCACCGTTGGAAGAAGCATTAACCGCACTCGTGCAAGGAATTTCACTTGGACATAGTAGTCAACCCATCGATCAAGGACCGGCTGTGCCGGGGCTTCCAGTCCCCGTCGACGTTCAGCCGTGACGTTCTTGAGAAAGACATTCACAATGCCCAGGCACAGTTCGTCGATAATTCGATGAATTCGAAATTCTCCATTCTCCATGCGGGTAACCGCTGGGGGAAAGGAGATGCGGCAATGGTCAAAGGCGCTTACCTTGCTTTTTACAAGCCGGTGGCAAAGCACCTCAAGGACAAAGAGATTTGCCTGCTCAATACTTCGATTTCGCAGGACCAGGCAAATATCGTTCTCAACAAATTCGAAGAAGCGTGGGAACACAAACCACTTTTCTCCTGGCTCGTGAAAGACATTAAATACTCGCCATTCCCTCACATCATTTTCAGGAACAAAGTAGTCTGGTGGTTCCGCAATTCATCGCAGGACGGTAAGTTCCTGCTCGGGCGTTCTTACCTCTGGATCAACGTGGATGAAGCTGACTTCGCGCGAAATATCAAATACCTAATCGAAGAAGTTCTCGAACCGCGCACGTGGGATTACAGCGGCGCTCTCGACCTCACTACCACACCAAGGGGCAAAAGAAATGTCTTTCGAATCCTTCAGGAAAAAAGGAAAGACATTGACGCAATCAAAAAAGGCGAATTGTACATCCAACGCGGCGACACCCGCGAAAATAAATTCATCGATCAGCCCGGATTAACCAAACGAATCAGCAAAATGAATCCACGCCTGGTACTTCAAAACATTGAAGGCAGATTCGTAGAATCAGGCGGGCTCATTTCCGAAGAGCAAATCGATCAGTGTTCGGAAATCGCGTCCGGACTTTTGCCAGAAGCCGTGTCGGGGCAACAGTACGTCACGGCCTGGGATCTGGCCCGCCGCTCCACCTGGCTTACTTCCATGACAATTCGTATTGGTCGACCTTGTCAGTTGGTACACTTCACTCGCAGTCGGCAGAAATCAGACCACCGCACAAATGAATGGTGGCACGCAGTGTTGTCCAAAATCGAACATGTTTGGAAGCTGTTTCCAGGAGCAACAGGGATCGACGCTACGGGCCTTGGCGACGTCCTCTTCGAGTTCGTACCGAAGAAGGTACGACCAATCGCTTTCGACTTCGGAACGACCACAGGAGGCATGCGCTTGAAGCACGCCGTCATTCTGAACGGCGTAACCATGTGCAGCACCAAGCAAATGGGAATCCCGTGGGTTGAGCAGGTAGACCGAGAGGAAGGCGTTTGGACACTGCAAGATGAATTACGCGATCTTGAAGAAGATACGACCGGCCTGATTTGGGACGGAGCTTGCGCTCTTTTCATTGCGGCCTATATTTATAAAAACCCCACCTTCGGTAGGAAGCGTGGAAAGTCAAACCGCCCACCGTCAGTTGTGGGCGTCAAAGGAGCAACACGCTATGGGACTGTCTGAATTCTTTTTCGGCAAAGAACCTCCGAGGCACAACTACCCCAGGGCCAAAGGGCAGCCTAAAAGCAGAGGAACGTCGCGGTCCTTTCTCAGCGACTACGACTTCGCTAAGTGGTCGCAGGGTTCAGAAAAAATTGACACTACGTGCGGGGTGCTTCCGGATACCACCAAGTTATTTCGCCCACTTTTCAAAGCCTTGCTCAAAATCCCGATCGTCTCCGGTTCAGTATGGGCGTGGAAGTGGATCACCTTCACCGATACGCGAGTCATGTACATAGGCGGTACCGAGAAACAACAGCTTGCAGCTAAGCAAATAATCGACAACTTTGACCGGCGCGTCACTAGGCAATCCTTCCTCAAAGGCTCGGCAACGACCTGGCTCCTGGATCAATTTTTTTACTACATATTCGCCTTCGGCCGGTTTTCCACAGATACAATTTTGTCGCCGACGAACAAGCGGATTGACCAGGTCAAAATCATCGACCCACTCAATGTGTACTTCACACGCGACATCGACGGGACGCCAAAGCCGTGGGTAGGAAAACCCACTGACACAAAAGCAATTGAAGTAAATGAAAATTCGTTTTTCTATTACGGGCTCAACATGAGCTACGAAAATCCCTATGGCTGGGCCATGCTCGAATCCACCCCTACGTTTCTTTCGATCAACAAAGAAATGATGCAGGACATGCGATTGTCCTCGCACAACGCGGGGCTACCGCGCCTGCACATCAAAATCAAACAGCCTGATATCATGGACCACGAAACGGTCGAGAATTACGAAAGCCGGATCAACGGGTACTTCGACGGTACAGTCAAGGAGATGGCCGAGATAGGACCGGATGACAATTTCTACACCTGGGATGACGTAGAGATCGGCATGGCCTCTGGCCAGGCAGGGCCGGGCGGCTTCGTATGGAGAACCAATCGCGCAGAGGTCACAGAAGAAATCATCACTGCGTTTCACCTGTACCCGTGGATAGTCGGCAAATCCGCATCCACAACCAAGAATTGGGTCCAGGCACAATTCAATCTGCTGCTCAACCAGGCAGAGGCGCTGCAATTGTCAGCCAAGCAATACATGAATTGGCTGTACGACGTGGAACTTAAACTTCACGGGATTACGGACGTGTCCGCAGAACTTTCGTTCGAGCGTCCACGTGACCCGGGCCTGAAAGACAAAATGGTAGCGGAACGATTCAAAATCCAAAACACGAACACAATGGTCCGATCCGGGTACATTTCGCCAGATGATGCAAGCCGCCGACTGGGGCTTGTCTCGGCTTACGATCCGGAGCGGATTTACAACCAACAGAAAATCAAAGAGGGTAAGGTAAAGGAAGCCTCGCCCGAATCCAAAGACGAAAGGAAGGAGGATGAACCGGACGATGAAGTCTAAAAAACAGAAGGAAGCGCACCCGCTTGCAGGGCAAACGATGTTCATCTGCAAATGCAAAAACAAGTACACGCTGGCACAGGCAAGGATAATCGGCCAAAGCATTTTCTGTCCTGTCTGCATGGAAGAATTTGTCTTCCCCACGAAAATGCGAGACACAAGGGGGAATCTTGCAACAGCCTAACAAATGGAACGCCTGGGACTATGCGGCCCTCGCCGGAAGCTCGGCTGCAATTTTGATTCTCGGGATCCGCATATACTTGGGGGCGCCAGTCTATGGATAATACCGCCGAGTGCCCGCGACGAAACCNGTGCGAGTCCGATTCGAAATTCTACAAAGAGTTCTCGATGAAGCAGTACAATGAAATCCAAACCATGCTATCCGGGTGCAGCCCGGCTACATGCCTCCACTTCAAACCCAAAAAGGACAAATCAAAATGCCAATCATCCCTAAATTCAAAAAAGGCGATAAGTTCACATTAGGGTCAATTGTCTCTATCGACGTAACGGACAATGGTGACGTTCAGTACTTTATGACGAAAGACGGCAAAACCGGAACATGGGTTCAGGAAAAAGACCTGGCCAAAGAAACTGGGAAGTCTGCTAAAAAAAACGATGGACAACGCAGGCCTTCCACAGATGGCAGAAGAAATTCGGGCTCAAGGCAAGATCCGAATCAAAAGAATAAGACACCGGCCGGCCGAAATGTGAAGGCAAAGAAAGCCGCGAAAAAGAAATCCAGATAACCTGCGAGGGCTCATTCATGGCAAAGACACTTTTTTCAGACAATCCGCGGTCAGTGGATGAAGCCCACGTTTCGACCGCCTTCTTGAATTCAATCTACCGCACGAGCGGGGGGCACAAGCACGATGGCGGGGCCAATGACGGCAGCGCATCAAAGATCAACCCTTTGACGCACGTGGACCCGTCGCCGGCAGCCGTGCAGACTCTCGCTGCAGCTGATACCATTTCCCCGTCCGCGCGGGTTCTGCCCGTCATGGGTTCCGGGGGCGCTGTCACGCTTACGTCAAACCCGCAGGTCACAGCAGGGAGCGACGGAGATATCATCTATATCGAAGGTCAGTCAGATACCGACACCGTCACCGTTGTCGACGGGAACGGTCTCGACCTTCGGGGTGGGAACTTCACGCTGTTTCAGCACGACATAGTGGTTCTAAAATACGGCACCGATTCAAATACCTCGCAGGAAGTCTCCCGCAGCTCGGCTGCTTCAGAGAAGTCGTGGGCCTTCCTTTCGCCGGCGGGCTCTACCGGTACGTTCTACGCAGGCGGGTTCTATATTTTCGGCAGCTCAAACAACGACTTCTCACCTTCGGTGAATTTCGGTACAGCGAACGTTTCCTATGCGGCCCACTTCTTTGTGGTCCTCGGGGAAGTAGCTGTTGACGAAATCACGATCACGATCACAGGGACGAAGATAAACGACCTCGGTGTCCGGTCAGTCGGCACAGCCACGCTCACGATCCCGGATGCCTCGGTGGCCGATACCTACTTTGAAACACCGGAAAAATGGATCGGTCTCGTTGCCGTGGAAACCACGGCGGGTACTGCAAAAAACTGCAATTACGGTTTTTGTAAATACTGGGACAACAATAACAATAATTTCAGGGTTGTTGGATCAGAAGCAACTTGGTTGGCAGGTGCGAATGACAACGCTCCGAATATTCTCATTCGCCATCACAAAGATACCGGGTGGGCTTACAATGCCGGCGCAGAACCAACGCCTCCTACTGCGCTCGCAGATATGCAAACAGATCACAATACCGAATTCAAAACCGCGATCAATGTCAATGGCTCATGGAAACGGTCCAACTTAAACCAGAAAATCCTTGGCGGTGACAGTGAAGGAACAATCATCGAAGTCGTGAATACTGCAAACAAAGCGTTCGCAATCGGCACGTTCCTTTTAAGGGTTCGCCAGGCATAATAGGAGGGCTCATGCCGGACTTGGATATCAAATACCGAAAGCTCCCAAGAAAACATCCTCAGCGAAAAAAGGGGATGAAGTACATTCTTACGGAAGACCTTCGGATTCAAACACCGATTTTGGGTTTCGAAATTAGAATCAATGATGTGATTTTTCTTTCTCGATCGGGATGGCTGATTCTTAAAAAAGGGTTCTTATGGAATGGAGCGAGTGGGCCTACGATAGATACGGAAACAAGCATGAGAGGATCTGCTTTCCATGACGCACTCTATCAGCTAATGGCACTCGGATTGATTCCATATTCACAATGGATTGGATACACAGATATTCTTTTCAGGGATATTTGTCTGGAAGACGGAATGAACTCTTTTAGAGCATGGCTCTATTATCAAGGGGTCAATACTTGGATTGCACACAGACACGCAAAGCCTACCAGAAAAACTCTAAAGGTCGGAAAGCATTCAATTTCAAAAGGGTAATCCAGCGGGGGAAGTATCCCCCCCGCTCCGGCCCGTCCGTGATTCTCCGGCCGGTCCTACGCTTCCCCCTCTGCGGGGCCACCCCGCAACGCCCCGTAAAGACACTCCTTGTTCACACACCCGTTCCGGCCATTGCAAGCCTTTCACTCATCCGATGTGCGGCGTTCGGTAAACTCACTATGCACACGGCTGCCCTTGTCGCACATTGCTACGCAAGTGCTTCAGGGTTCGTTCAGGTATGCAAGGCGCTCCACTCTAAACACTCCGTCACTTCCGCCCTCCGGCTATGCCCATGCGTACCGCCAGGGCTACGCCTTCGGGCCTGCGCTCCTTACTCATGATACCGTAACTTCCCCACCCCATGGCCATCCAGTATGCTATCACATTCAGAAGCCTCAACAACGGGGGCTCCCTTGCCCGTCTCCACTCCGGGCAAATGCCCTTCATTGTTTCGGCGCGATTCCGCAAATCTGTCCGGACTTCATCCACCCACTTGCGCCTCGACCTGTCGGTTTAAGCTTGTCTCCGCCGTCCTCGCGAGTGCTGCGGTGGCTCCGCCTGTATTCCATATTGGCATAGCGGCCGTTCTCCGGGCGGCAAAGCGGGCGCCGCTACTATGTCCCCACTCACAGCGCAAAAATTGAGCGCTGTTCGCAGTAAGCTTTAAACGTCTGTCGCTGCAATGTTCCGGACCACTCAAGCTGGGCACGGGGGTAGCTGATTATCTACGCCTGCGGCAGTGGAAAAGAGAAAAGGCAATTCACGTTGCGGTATAAATTCAATGCGACTCTATCGTTGCTTTTTTAACCAACCCTTTTTTTTGTGGGGGTTGGTTAAAAAAATGTTTTTCACAGGGGCCAGGGGCTCCACAACAGCAAAGGCGGTTTCATGTCTCAATCACCAATCATCGCACAGGCGCAAAAGCGCTTCACAGTTCAAATGTCAATCCCGTTCAAGCTTCCAAGCACCGGGCAACGCTGGGTCTCTTGTTGCTCTTTCCCCACGGCAGGTTTGGCCGCCATCACGGTTAACAAGCTTCGCGGCCTGGCTCCCAACTCCGTCATGTTCCGTTACCTTCAGCAGGCGGGCATTTAATCATGGCAAAGCCCACATTCAATATTTTCGCAAAGCCAGCGGGCTCAAGCTGTCGCGCATGGGTTAAGGTTTCAGCGCATCACTCCAGGGCCGTTGCAATTTCTCGGGCTTCCATTCTGGCCTGCGCCACAGGTGCGCAAACTGCCGTCTCCTGTTTAGCCTGCACAGGCTGGGGGGTCTGCACTTCCTGCACAGCTACAATATGCCCGTTCAGTCCCATCAAGGCTGTCTACCATGGCTAGTCTCTGCTCTTCATGCGGTTATTCCCTCGCCCTTTTTGGGCGGGGGTCGGTTCATTTGCAATCATTGCGGTTCGCTCGTCTGGCGCACCGTTCGTTAAACTTTTTCCCGGGCTTCGCGCCCAAGGGGGTTCACATGTTTCAGGTCTTCGCAAAATCTCAGGCAGGCAAATGGTTCTTGCTGGCGTCATTCCTTTATCGTGGGCACGCTTGGGCTTTCACAGGGCGGCAATACTGGTTCAAGCAGCAGGTCCCCGCGGCCCCTGTTCAGGCTGTAGCAGTCGCACCCGCCCAGGCACCGGCCCCGGCAGCTTCTCCGGTCCCGGTCAAAAAGTCCCGCAAGGCTTCCATCCGTTCGGCGGCCGCCAAGGCTGCAAAAAAGGTGGCTCAGTAGTGGCACAACTCACCGTGGGGGTGTCGGGCACCCGGCATCCCTTGCCACTTCACTCTCAAGTCTTCCCCGCCCTGGTACGGTCGGCACCGTCCGGGCGGGTGCAGTTTCTCACCGGCAACGCACCGGGTTGCGATCAACTCATGCAAACGGCAGCCGGTAATTTCGGGTTGCCTTGCATGGTTTGGCAGCCCGTCAGCCCCACGGTGCAATCTTTACGGGTTCGCACGGTCGCAGTGGTTCGGGCCTGCAATTTCCTTTTGGCATTCCCCCGCACAATGTGTTATCGGCAGTCGGGCACATGGCTTGCAGTCAACACGGCATTAAAATCCAATATCCCAGTTTTGGTCTTTGCATCGGCAGGCACCCCGCTTGCCAGTTTCCCACAATTCAAATCCTGCGCGGGCTGGTCGGTGGCAACGCGGCCCAGCTGGCTTCCATTCAAGGGGCATTGGTTTCTGCCATCCCCAGCACAACTCACACTTTTTTAAAGGCGGTCCAAAATTGGTACGGATTCAAATCGACACAACAAACGATGCTTTCAAGGGCTCACACTCAGCCGGTTCTTTCGAACTTGCGCGGATTTTGCGCGAACTCGCGGATCGGGTGGCAAGCCAACCAATCGACGATTCAATGCGAATTCTCGATGTCAACGGCAACACGGTCGGCAAACTGGAGGTTGAATAAATGGTCCGCTGTCATTTTTGCGGGGGTCAAGCTCCGCTCACCGGCACCTCTGGTCAATTCATAACCTGGCGCTGTTCTCAGTGTCAATCGAAAGGCTCAATCCATGCACCATCAATGCGCGACAGTTTCGCAATCGAACCAAACCACGCCCACGGCGTCCCGTCCGGATCCTTTAACGATGAATGTCCCCCAAAGGTTTATTAACGGGAAGTCAGCACCGGCAAAGTATTTCCCGCGAAACCTCGAACTCGTTTCTTGCCCCGCCTGCAAAAGCAGGTTTTACCAACGCACCGGCCAGTGCTGGCTTTGCCTTGAATGTGGCGAATGTAGTTGTGGGGGTTAGCATGCATGAACCAGTTTGTACGCGAAACCTCAAACCCTTTGCCACAGCATTCAAAGGGCCAAAGCCCGGCGCAAAGCGATTCATTGCCCGGGAGGGGGGTTACCACGTTCCCGAAAATTGCATTTATCCAAAAGCCAAAGCGGTGAATGGCGAAAACTCATTCATTGCTCAACAACTCGCCTCCGGTATCCTGCACCCGTCCTGGGTAGCATGGTTTGACGAAGACGAAGCAACCCAAATCAAAATGGAGCTATAGTTATGGATTACAACGAAAAATCTCAACAGGTCCGCGACAAAATCACCGAAGTGGTCGAATTCTTTCCCACGTTTTCGGTAAAGCCCGTCAAAGACAATACGTTCGTTTCATACGTGGAAGTTTGCGACCTACACGGGCGCAGCTTTTCTTTCTATATCGCCATGCACAAAACCAATCCAAAGGCTGAAGTCATGGGTCAGTATCCCCGCTTCGGGTCTCAATACTTTGGGCCTCAAAACGGCAACGCCCCACGAATCAATGTCTCCCTGTCCCGTCCAGCCAAGGCAATCGCGGCCGATGTCCGCCGCCGCTTCCTGCCCCAATACCTCGCAGCATACGACGAGGCAGTCATACAAAGGCGAAAGGCAATCGAAGAACGCCGCCTGCTCACATTCAATGCCAATGCACTCGCCGCACTTTTCAGCAAAGAAAAACCATACGGCAGTCACGAACGTCCCACAGTTTCCGGCTACCTCAATGACGGGTCCACCAATCTGCTCAAGCTCGAAGGCTATTCAAGTGACCGCTGGAATGTTGATGTCACTTTGGGCTACGATACCGCGCGCGCCCTTGCCGCTTTCCTCCTCAATCGCAAGGTAGGTGTATAATGGCGATTCCAAAGCAAACTTTCCATATCTCAAAAGACGGCAAGCACATCGACACTTACAATAATTATGTTGTTCCACACATGACCTGCGACCAGGCAGTTTTGGCATGGCTCCACTCTCAGGGAGCACGCATTGCGGACAACCCAAATTTCGAAGCCAGAGAGGCGGGGGCTTAAATGGTAATCTTCAGCGAAGAAGAATCAACAGCCCTTTCCACGATCGCGGTTGACCAGGCGTTGTCCCGGCTCAGTCCATATCACAGGTTCCTAGCCTTCATGGCCTTGAAGGGCCACAAGCAGGTGGAACTTGCCGAAATGTTCGGCACCAGTCCACAGTCAATCAACAATACCCTGCAAAAAATGCGGAAAAAGCTGGGTGTAGTTTTGGATATTTAGGCCGTATCTTAATGGTGCAGGGGAAAATCTCCTGCTAGTAGTCTTTTCTCAGGGTCCCGTCGGCATCATCCCCGGCGGGGCTTTTTCTTGCCAAAGCCCGAAATTGCCGATCTGCTCGCCCACCAGACATCACAGTTCCGCAGGAAACATAGCCAGGAGCCCCCTAAGGGGGTCAGGTGGTGCACTGATACCCCGAAACACGTACAGAGGCCCGCAGGGGCTTCAGAAGTCATTTCCCCGAAAACATCCTTTTGCGAGGTTAAAATGAAATGTGACAACTTTTTGTGCGCCAACAGTTACCCAAATTCAAACACTGGATGCGCTTACTGGAAGAATCACAGCGATAGGGTGGAAATGAAAAAATGCGATTACCGTAAAACCTGGACCAGATTAAAAAAGGCGTGGAAGAAGCAACAGAGCCCACATTTTTTGAACACGTTTGCGAAGGAATGGCAAAATACGTAGAACGGGTACGAGCTCAATTGCGTTGAGTGGAAAGGAGAATTTAGTTGGGAAACGAAAAGATAAACGTCAGAGTGCAGCGCATGGTTAGGGATACGAAAGGAGCAACATGTATTCATACGAAATAGTTTTTGAACACCCATATTTAACGAAGGGATCAGTGAAAAAACAGACTGCACACAATTGCCTGAAAATGACACAATCAAGCGAGTGCGTTTTGGCTGATAATGGAATACAGGCCATGGAATATGCAAAAGAAAGGATGGAACAATTTCCAGACAACGAGCTTGTTTTTGTTGCCAGAAGACACCCAATTGTGCACTTGCTTGGCCCTTGCGAGCACAAACCAATAAGGAGGTTGGATTGATAATACAAATTAAAAATTGGATAGACGATAGTGTGCTTTTCGAGCACGACTGCATAGATAATAGCGTAAAAATCACGCTGGAAAAAGCAGTACAAGAAGGCGCGAACCTGAAATACGCGGAACTGAACGACGCGAAACTGAACTACGCGAACCTGAACGGCGCGAAACTGAACTACGCGAAACTGAACGGCGCGGAACTGAAATACGCGGAACTGCCAAAAGGAAACATTGTAATTAATGACAGGTGGCATATTCACATACGCCCAAATTACATAAGAATTGGCTGTCAAAAAAAAGCGCCGTCATTTTGGCAAAAATTGAGCGTTAAGGCAGCGGAGAAAGAGTGGGGTGCCGGGGACTGGTGGAAACAATGGAAGCCAATCGTGCTCTCAATTTGGAAAAGTATTAAAAATGTGGATGTTTCCAGCTAACGGTAAAAGCTCACTTGCTTGGCCCTTGCGAGCACAAACCAATAAGGAGGTTGGATTGATAATACAAATTAAA